CCGAAGCGCGTCACGAAGCCCCGAAAGAAGCCCGACGCCGACAAGCTGGTCAGGGCCTTGTTCGACGCGCTCACGGGCGTCGTCTGGATTGACGATGCCCAGGTCGTCGAGGTCACGGCGCGCAAGCGCTACGCCCCCGACGCCCGCCCCCGCTGCGATGTCGCGGTCTGGTCCCTCGGGGAGTGATATTGACCCGTCCACCAGACCGGACGCATCATCTCGACAGGTCAGACCCCATGCCGACGCCGCTTCCCGACTCCTTCGCGCTGGCCCCGGACGCGCAGGCCCTCCTCACGCGCCTCGTCACGACCTGTGACGAGTTCGCGCACCTGGGCGAGGCCCGTCTCCTCTGCGTCGCCTCGCAGCGCACGCCCGTCCTGCACGGCGCGCCCTGCGCCGCGCTCATCGGTCTCACCACCGTGCATGGCGGTCCCTTCCGGCACCTCTACGCGTTCCTCGTCGCGCAGCTTTCGGCCCCGGTGTTCGAGGGCGACGAGCCCGACTTCTGCGTGCTCATCGACGCGGCGCTCTGGGGAGCGATGGACCCGGAGGAGCAGGAGCGGCTCGTCTACCACGAGCTGTGCCACGTCATCGCGAAGGAGCATCCGGAGACCGGGGCGCCGATGTTCTCTGACGATGGGCGCCCCGCTTTGAAGCTGCGCCCGCACGACTTCGAGTTCTTCGACCAGGAAGTGCGGCGCTACGGGCCGATGGTCTGCGGGTTGGATGCGGCAGCCGTCGCGATTGCCGAAGGGCATCGTGACGCGGTCGCGCGAAGGAAGCCTCGGAGGGTCGCATGAGCCGCTTCCCGTTCTGGTCGACCGCAGGCGCGCCCGACACATCGGGGCGTTCACTCACGCTGGCGGACATCGAGGCGGCGAGGGCATCAATCGAAGCGTCCGTGGGCGAGACCGCGAACGAGCCCGAGGTCGTCATCATGCCCCGCGAACTCTACGGGCGGCTCACGTTTACCGCCGGTCAGATTGCCGCCACGCGTCACGCACGCCCAGGCGCCGCGTTCGCTCGCGCGTTCAAGCAGGAAGCACGCGGGATCGTCGCGTTCTGTCGCGCAGAAGGGCGCCGGATGTGGCCGAGCATTCGCCGGCATCGCCGGGCGTTCCGGCGGGGTGTGCGCCGTGACCTCCGCATGATTCGCCGAGGGTTCACGCGCTGGCAGGCCGTCTACCCGAGCCACGTTGGCGTCATGCGAGGATTAGACGAAGTGCGCGGCTTGGGCGAGGCCTGAGATGCCCTCCGCGCTCGTGCCGACCGACGCGTCCGGAGTCGTCCGCTACGTGCCGGATCTTCGCGCACACGCCTACCTCGACGCCCACTTGGTGATCCTCGGGGAGGGGGGCCGTCTGACCAACACGGTGCTCGCCGCGAAGATGCGGCCCCCGATGAAGGAGGATGCGCTCCGGAAGTGGCGGAAGCGCAACCCCGACGCCGACGCGTGGGTGCGTGCCGAGATCGAGAAGACGTTCGAGGCAGACAAGGCGCTCGTCCTGCGGCGCGCGACCGAACTGGCCTTGAAGGGCTCGATCGATCATGCGAACTTCCTCGCGAAGGTCGGGGGCTGGTTCAAGCAACCGGAGGGCGCGAACGCGCCGGGCACCAACGGGGGCGGCGTCAACGTCCAGGTCAACCTGATGGTCCCGAGGCCGTAGCGGATGGCCGGCAGCGCGCTCGCCCTCGCCGCGGACATCACCTTCGGCTACAAGCATCCCGTCACGGGGGAGCGCACCGGGCCGTTTCCGAAGCAGGCGATCGCGCACCGCTGCCCGGCCGACATCCTCTTCTTCGGTGGCGCCGCCGGCCCTGGCAAGTCCGAGATGGACGTCGTCGAGGCGATCACGACCGTGCTCGAGTTCGCCGACATCGAAGTCGCCCTGTTCCGCCGGAAGAACACCGAACTCGAGAAGAGCCTCATCGGACGCTTCCGCCGGCTCGCGCCGCTCGACGCGCGCCAGCAGCCCGTCTTCCGCTACAACGGCACGCTGCACTACGCGGACTGCGCCATCACGCGCTCGCGGATGTGGTTCTGCCACGCGATCCACGAGGACACGGTCTACGACTACCAGTCGGCCGAGTGGGTGCTACTCATCATCGACGAGGCCAGCCACTTCACGCAGTTTCAGGTCGACTACCTGCAGACGCGCGTGCGCTCGGCACGCCCGGGGATGCGGAAGCGCACCATCCTCACGAGCAACCCCGGCGGGGTCGGGCACGGTTGGCTCAAGCGGCGCTTCGTGAAGCCCTCGCCGTCGTCGGTGCAGGAGATCCTCCTCCGCTACAACCACGCGACGGGCATCTGGGAGCCGGGCAACTTCGGGAACCTCGTGCAACCGCTCGATGTGTGGCGCCCGTGGCCCGAGCCCGATGACCCGACGCCCCCCGAGGACATGGACACGCGGTGCTTCATCCCGGCGCGGATGGAGGACAACCCCGCGCTGGCCCTCGCCGACCCGCGCTACAAGGCGAAGATCTACGCCCTCGGGGGCGCGAAGGCGAAGCAGCTTGCCGAAGGCGACTGGGACGCGAACGATTCGATGATCGTGGGAGCGTCCTGGCGCGAGTCGCACCAGGTGACGGCAGCCGACGGCGACCTCATCGCGGCGCACGGCTGCACGGTCGGGACGGTCATCCCGTGGCACGTCCTGCAGCAGCCGACGTGGCATCCCCCCGCAACGGCGACCATCTTCGGGAGCGTCGACTACGGCTACGGCGCGCCCTGGGCGTTCCATCTTCACGCGGTGCTGCAGGGCGGGCACACGCGCACGTTCTTCGAGTTCTACGCGGCGAAGGTGCGCGACGTCATGCAGGCCGCGCTCATCGCGTGGGCGATTCGCTACCTCACGAGTGGCGAGGAGCCGCCTGAGCCCGCTGGCGTGAGCGGCGATCCGACAGTGCTGGCGCTGTTGGCCAGCGTGCGCGCGTTCCAGCGCGGCGCGCCTGGCGCCGTCATCGCAAAGCCCGAGTGGATCGTCGGCGAGCCCGTCATGTGGAACTCGCGCCAGGAGACTGGCAACGCGAAGAGCATCGCGGAGGTCTACATCGACGCACTCACGCCGCTCAACATCACGCTCAGGCAGGGCGCCGCCGGCCGTGGGGCTCGCGTGTCGCGCCCGCAGCGCTGGCTCGATGCCCTATCGACGGCCCCTGACGGGCTGCCGTGGTGGAGCGTCACGACGGCGTGCCCGCACCTGATTCGCACCGTGCCCGAGGTGCCGTGGGACGAGGCCGACACGGAGGTCGAGGACGGGGATAGCGAGAACCACGCCTACGAAGGCGTCGGCAGGTTCTTCGAAGCGCGCCCGCACCAGCCGCGCCAGCAGCAGGCGCCCGTCTACGCGACGCTCGACCCGCTCTCGCGTGCCCACCAGGAAGCGATGGCGAAGCAGTTCGACAAGCCGAAGGACCGCGTGATGGACATGACGAAGGCCTTTCGAGGCCTCGGAGGGATCGGACGATGATCGAGATCAGCAAGAGCAAGACCGCCGACACGCGCTCGTGTGACTTCGCGAACGTGACCGTCGATACGCTACGGGCATCGTCCGCGCAGCACATCGACGACGTGCGAGCGGCGCTGTTCTTCTTCACGCAGATGATCGGGCACGCCGCCACGACGCATGACCTCGACAAGCTCACCGACATCGACTGGTTGGCTGGCATGGCCCGATCGGGCACGGTGCGCCCACTGACGATCGACACGGACGTGCTCGTTCGGGCTGTCGCGAACACGGCGAAGCTCCTCGAATCACGGGTAGTGGTCACAGAGGAGTCGGGACGATGAGCATTTCCACGTCAACCTGGCTCGCGGTGGGGCAGGCGCTACTGCGCCGACTCACGCCGGGCGAGTCGAGGGCCGATCTCGCCGCGCAGCTCGCGGCCGTCACTGCCGAGCGCAACGCCTTCGCGCGCGAAGCCGCCTACTGGAAGGCGAAGACCGAACTGCTGCTCGATAACGCACTGCTCCGTCGCGGGGAGTCGCCGCGGCCGGTGTTCTCGGACACGGAATCGAGCATCGACAAGGCCTCGCGCGCGCTGATGGGCGCGGCGACCCTGATCGGGCGGATTCCTGGCCACGATGACGGAAAGGACGGCGACGCATGACCCCGAAGAGCCCCCACGAGGCCGAGGAACAGCGCCTGGGCGAGGACGAGATGGCCCCCGAGGCTGAGGAACCGCGCGAACCGACGGACTTCTACGGCGAAGAGGCGAAGACCTTCGTCACGAAGTGCATCCAGGACATGGAGAACGACTACGCGCGCAATCAGCGGCACCTGATCGACTGGCGGAACAAGCTCTTCGAGCGCGGGGGCATCGAGAACCAGTGGATCGTGCTCGATCGCTCGAATCGCTGGATCCCGCTCGGTGACGACGAAGGCGCGGGCATGCCCTCGTGGGTGCCGCGGTGCTCGACGAACGTGTTCGGCGTGAAGATCCGCGGGGTCGCGGCCCTGATGGACCAGTCCGACCCGTCGCAGGAGTGGCAGCCGGCGACGACCGACCCGCAGGATCTGGCCGTCGCCCAGGTCATCGACGACGTGCTGCCGGTGCTCTACGACGAGATCCGCTACGCGGCACTGCGCCCGCTCCTGAACAAGGATTCGGCGCTCACCGACAAGTGCGCGCTGCTCCTGTCCTACGACAACGACCCGAAGTATGGGCTCGCGCCCGTGCCTGGGCTCCGCTGCCGCGACTGCGGGGAAGCCGCGACCGAAGAGGAGATCGGCAAGGCCGGCGGCGCGTGCCCGATGTGCGGGATGTCCGAGCGCGAGGAACCGAACGCATCGGGCGAGATGGACATGGCGGGCGGCTGGGACGAGGACCCGCAAGCCTTCGAAGCGCCCCGCGGGAAGCTCTGCGCCGAGTTCCTCTCGACGTTCGAGTTCGCGCTGCCCTCGACCGCGAAGGCGCCCGACGAGCGCTTCGTGCCGTGGGTGCTGGTGCACGGCGAGATGCCGATCGAGGATGCGGTGCGCCGCTTCCCGAAGCACGCGCGCGTCATCCGGGAGCGCGAGCAGGCGCATCGCTCGGGGGGCTCGCGGCATCAGGCCTACGCCGAGGCCGTGCGCTCGCTCTCGTCGCCCGTGGCGAGCCGGAGCAGCGGCGGGGGCGTCACGGCCGGCACCGTGACCGTCTACCGGCTGTATCACGACCCCGTGAGCGACGACCAGGTCCACTTCCCCGAGGGCTGCGCGATCGTGATGATCGACGACACGGTCGTCGAGGGCGGCCCACTGCCGGTGAAGGACGAGCACGGCCAGCCGTTCAAGCCGGTGGTCGTGCGCTCCTGGATGCCGCAGCCGGGCAGCCCGTTCGGGCATCCGGTCGCGGATGACATGGTGCCCGTGCAGACGCAGCGGAACATCCTCGAGACGCTTCTGCTGTTGATCACGATGCACTACGCGAGCCCGACCGAATACGTGCCATCGACGGTGTCGTTCATCGACGAGCCGAGCGGCCAGCCGGGGCAGCGCGTGCGCTACCAGTCCTACCAGCCGGGCGACAAGCCAGTGATCGAGCGCGGCATCAACCCGCCCGAGTCGCTCTACCGCTCGATCGAGCTGTGCGACGAGAAGCTCGACGAGATTTCTGGCCTGAACGGCGTGCTGCAGGGCGAGCGGCCCGAGGGTAATCCGACGCTGGGCGAGCTGCAGATCCGCACGGAACGCGGGATGGGCAGCTTCAAGAGCCCGCTTGACGCCCTCGTGGACTTCGAGCAGCGGCTCTCGCGGCTCCTGCTCTACTACGCCCGCGAAACCGCGTGGGCGCCGCGCTTCCGGCGCGTGCGAGGCGACAACGGGGCCTGGGACGTGCGCCAGTTCACGAACGCGGACCTGCGCGGCTCGGTGGACGTGACGTGCAACCCCGCCAGCGCCTGGCCGAAGTCGGCCCTGATGCAGCAGCTCCGCATCGAGAAGGCCGTCGAGATGGGCGTGCTGCAGCCGGCGAACGACCCAGAGCTGCAGACGAAGCTCCTCGGGGAAATGGACCTGCTCGAGATGAAGCCCTCGCTCGACGCCGACCGGAAGCAAGTTCTGCGCATCCTCGATCGCTGGAAGGCGGCGCAGACGCCCGAGGAGGTCGGCCAGCCCGACCCATCGCTGCAGGAGCTGCCGCTGCACCGGCACTACCTGCGCTCGTGGCTCAAGACCGAGGAGGCCGAGCAGGCGCAGACCGAGCGCCCGCAGGTCTACGCGGCGATGCGGGCCTACATCCAGGCGATCGACATGGTCTTGACACCGCCCGCGCCTGTGTCCCAGACTCCCAATCAGTCAGGCGCGTCGGACGGGTCGGCCGTCAACGCCGCGGTGGAATCCGGGGTGTTGCGGCCAGTCGGGGGTGCAGA